TTAGGCCGTCTCGACCGCTTCCAAAGCGGTGATAGTGTCCACCGAATGTCCACCTCGAAACGCCAAAGGGTTGAGATTGACCACTTCGGCCATGTGACCAGGACTGAAATGAGCGTACTTCTGAGTCATGGCCAGGGTCGCGTGACCAAGCACTTTTTGAAGGGTGATTATGTCGCCGCCATTCATCATGTAGTGGCTGGCGAAGGTATGACGCAAAACGTGGGTCAGCTGCCCCGCGGGTAGATCCAGCTTCGCAATTTCGACAGCCCGCCGGAATATGTCATAGCAAGGCTTGAACGGTAGGGCCTTCAACAGACGCCGCTCCAGCGCCTTGGTGATTGGCACAGTGCGATTCTTGCTCGACTTCGTCTTGTGGTAGTGGATACGTTGCTGGCGCACCTGGCGCGGCTGTAGCCCTTCTGCCTCGCCCCAACGGGCCCCCGTGGACAAACACACCTCGGCGATCAGCAGCGTGTCACTGTCCAGGGCTTGCACGCACTCCAGGAAAGGGCCGATCTGCTCAAGAAGCAGATACGCCATCTCAGTTTCATCAAACCGGAGCCCGCGCACGTTGCCCAGCGGGTTGTCCCCATGCCATTCCCCTAAACGCTTCAGCTCGTTGAACACCGCCCGCATGTAAGCCAGCTCATGGTTCAGCATATTCGCGCTTACCGGCCGGCCGGGCTGCCCCTTCTTCGTGTACCTGGAATGCTTACCCTCGGCACGCTCAGCGCGGTATTGCGCAAAGTGTGAGGCGTTGAACTGCGAGGCCTTGGGGTTGCCCATACGCTCGGCCATCAGATCCAGCAGATCTCTGCGCTGCTCCCCACTCTTTAACGTCTTGCCGTGGAGTGTGAACCAGCGATCAATCAGGTCCGTCAGCCTGCGCGGGTCGTCCTTCGGTTTCTTCTCGAACTCCCCCCGCGCACCATCGCCCATGACGCGATTCTGGTAATAGAGCGCCTCATTTTTGCTTCGGAACTTCTTCCGAATGCGCGGCCCGTTTCGCCCCTCTGGCCGGCAGTCCACCAACCATTCACCGTCCGCCGTTTTCTTAATCGACATGATTAGACCGGGCTGACCTGACCTGACTCTGGCGCGACATCGCCAGTCACCAGCCACAGAGCGTATTTCTTGAAACGCGGGTGGTTTGCGACCTTGAGGAATGGTGCAAGCCCCATATCTGTTATGCCCGCGTCGTACTTCTTCCAACTGCTGATGCTGATTTCCAGCATTTCGCAGAACTCACTCTGAGTGAGGCCTTCCTTAGCTCGTATGGCTTTCATTTTTGCCGGCAAATCCAATGTGCACCCCTCTTGACAGGTTCCAATCTTGGAACCATCATGGTTCCATTATTGGAACTTTGATCCCCAATATCCCGACAGAGGTTAGCAGAATGCAGATCACCATCGACACGCCCTACGTCACTGTAGGCGAATACGCCAAGCGCTCAGGGCAGTCAGATTCCGCCATCCGACGCGAGATCGAGCTGGGCCGCTACATCATTCGCCCGAAGACCGAAGGGTCCAAATCCGCTGTGCTTATCAACTTGGTGCATATCGCCATGGAGGCTGCCGAGCAAGCCGAGCGCGCACGCGGCGGCAAGAGCAGCAAACCAGCGGGCGAGGTGTAAGTGGTCAACGTGACAAAACGCAGCCAGGCGGAGTTCGACAGCATCTATCGCAATGAGGTTGTCGACGCCCTGAAGAATGACCTGGAACTGGACTTCAAGAGCATCAGCGCAAAGTCCCTGCAGAAAGGTGTTTGCCCCAAGTGTGGCGAGCGCCGGCTGTTCATCAGCGTGATCAAACCGTGGGTTCTGATGTGCAACCGAGAAATCGAATGCCGTTTCACCGAGAAGACTCGCGAGCGCTACAGCTATCTGTTCGAAAACCTCAGCGAGCGGTTCCCCAAGACGCTGGAGAAACCCAACGCCACGGCCGACGCCTACCTGCAGCGCAACCGCGGCTTTGATATCAGCAAGCTGTCTAGCTGGTATGAGCAAGGCCGCCGCCAACTGCCCAATGGCACCTGGGCCGACACGGTGCGGTTCGCCCTGTGCAACGGCTATTGGGAGCGCCTGATCGACGCCAAGGCTGTGGAGCTGCACGAAGGCAAGAAAGCCCATGTCAAGTACGGCACCGACTACCAGGGCAAAGGCTGGATGCCACCTGGTATGACCATCGAGAAAAGCGATCGGGTGTATGTCGTGGAGGGCATCTTCCACGCTATCGCTCTGTACCTTGCCGGCTTTAAGACCATTGCCTCGATCAGTTGCGTCAACTTCCCTTGGGAAGTCGTCGAGGCCAATAAAGGCAAGCTGGTCACCTGGGTCATTGGTCTGGACGATGACGCCGCTGGCCATAAGTACATTCCCAAATACCTGCGCCAGCTCCGCGAAATGCGCGAGATTGGTTGGGTTGCCCTGGCAGGCGAGCAGGATTGGGACGACGTGTACCGCGACGGCAAGCTGGACGAGAATTTCATGGATGACGCCTGTTATCGCGGGCGCCTATTCACTGCAGATAGCGCCCGGAAACTTGCGTACCTGGTCTACCTCCGTCGCCCTTCCGGGTTCTACCTAGTGGAGTTTCGAAACCAGCTGTTCTCTGTTCGCGTCAACCAGGCCGAGCTGACTAAAGCGTTGGGCGATGACAAGTTGGAGGGCAATCGAGAGATTTTTTACAGCACGTCACGCATTGACCAAGTGTCCAACTGCATTCCAGATCTGGACTATCTGGAAAAGGACAGCATCACCGGCGAGCAGCGCTATCACTTCAGCTTTGCGTTTCCAGATCGGAGCAGGAATTGTCAGGCCGCCCTATCGTCCGGAGCGATCGCGGATCCCCGCGGTTTCATCAAGGGCATGCTCGACTTCACACCAGGCGGAAACTTCGAAGGTGGGGCACGCGAGTTGGCCATTCTCAAGGCCAAGTGGCTCAACGACGTGCGACGGCCTGTACGCACCGTTCGCAGCCTGCCTTTCCTGGGCTACGACGAGGACACCGGTACCTACTGTTTTCCTGAGTTTGGGTTCCAAGGCGGCCGCGAGTTGCCAGTAAACAACCATGGCTTTATCGAGGTAAAAGGCCAGGGCATCAAGACGGCGCTATCCACCATCAAGTTCGAACGGGGCGAAGACTTCGATCCGTCCTGGTTCGCTGACTTTCTTGCAGTGAACGGCATGAACGGCCTGGGCGCATTGTCCTGGTGGACGGCTTCCCTGTTCGTCCAGCAGATCGCCAGCCAACAAGCCTCGTTCGGTTTCCTGGAGCTGACCGGCGAACCTGGCGCGGGTAAATCGTCCTTGCTGCGCTTCCTGTGGCGATTGCTGGGTCGCGAGAACATGGAAGGCACCAAGCCCAGCGGCTCAGGTGCAAGCGCGGTGGGTTTGCTCCGAGCCTTCGCCGAGGTCAGCAATCTACCCATGGTGCTGATCGAGTCTGACCGGACCTATACGGACGCCCAGGGCCGCACCGTGACAGTGCAATTCACTTGGGACGACGTGAAACCCATGTTCGACTATCACGCCCAACTGCGTGTGACCGGCGTAAAGACTGGAGGCAACGAGAAACGGGTGGACATATGGCGCGGTGCGTTGGCGATGTCGCAAAACGCGAGCATTACCGGCGACGAAGCCACCCTATCCCGCATCGTCCACTTCCATTGCACCAAGGACGGCCACAGCTTGACTCTCAAGCCCTTGGCCGACCGCCTCAGGGCCATGAAAGCAAAGGAGCTGGGTGGATACCTACGTCACTGCCTGACCAATGAAAAGCTATGGCTAGAACGCTACTTCGACGCCTTCCCCCGGTATGAGCGTCGGCTGATGGCGAATCCTGCAATCAAGGAAATGAGGATCTACCAGTCCCATGCCCAGGTCATGGCGGCGGCCTACGCCACGCAGGCTTTCTTCCCGGACTGGACCGATCGGGACACCGACAACCTGGCCAAACACATTGAAGCGCGGGCCATCGATCGCCAGCAGCGATGCAAGTCCGAGGATCCCACGGCCGCGAAGTTCTGGCAGATCTATCACTACCTCAATGAGGACGTGGTGGCGATCAGCGACAGCGACGGTGACCGCGAGCAGGTCCGCGAGACGTTGAATCACAGCATCGACAAAGAACTGATTGGCATCAACATCGAGCACTTCCAGCAGCGCTGCAAGCTGGCTGGCCAAGAAATCATTCCAGATGCCCTGCTACGTCGCGCCTTATCCAGCAGCACCACGCACAAATTCATTGAGATACGCAAAGCACGCTCTCGCATAGAAAAGCGGTCGCTGAACTTGTGGTTTTTCAGCAAGCGTGAGGGGGGCTGAAAGTGTGGGTCAGCTATGGCCAGAGGGGTTCACTTAGGGATCCATGGTTTTTGTGCGAAGTCCCGAGTTCTGTCCGGAACATCCGGAACATTTCTAAATTGATAATAAAAATATCAATAAATACAGATAGTTAAGCAATAAAAAATGTTCCGGCAGTACCGGAACACACTGGAACACACCGGAACAAAATCCGTTCCGGCATGTTCCGGCAATGTTCCGGCTGGGACTTTTCACCGGAACATGGCTGCAGCCCTTATTCCACGTGGCCTGTAGCCATTTTCAGCAGAAACCATGTTCCGGCATGTTCCGGTAGTACCGGAACATTTTGAATTCGCTGGAGCCCCCGTAAATCAAGGGCTCCAGCAAACCATCTTTCAGATGTTCCGGATGTTCCGGACGTAAGAAGGGACTACACGTTTTTATTTGCGCGGGGATTCCGCGTCACCACCAGAGAGAGGTAACACCATGCAAGTTCAAGTCATAACCGGCGAGATGGCCACCGGTAAAACAACGCGGCTCCGTGCCATTCAGGCCGAGCTGGAACGCCAGGGCTTACCCGCTGAAATCCACGTTGGGGCGAACTGCACCACTCCCTACTTTGTGAACCTGGTCCGCGACCAGGCCATGGCCGGAGCCAAGCACTTCCTGGCCGACGACTGCACCCAGTTTCAGATCAAGGCCGTTATGGAGCTGAAAGCCCAGGGCCTGCACTCCGGCATTCCATCCGACTTTGTGTTGCACCTGGTGCGCCAGGCGTAAGGGGGAACGAATGATCATTCGCTACAGCGCCAACGCGTTAGTGGGTCAGCTTTCGTTGCCGTCGGGCTACGTCGATATGCGTACACCCGAGGACCTGGCGGAACTGGCCGCCGTGGCTCACTGGCAGGACCACCCCGAGGAAACCCCGACATTCATAACCGTCGTGCACCTGCAGGACGTGGACGGTCACGACTTGGGATTGTTTGAAGTGCGCTATGAACAGCGCCCGGTATTCACCGCCAGCCAGTTGCGGCAGGCGTGAAAAGAGACGGTGTCGAGGAGTTGCAGCTCCTCGGCACCTACCACCACCAGAGGACCAATACCATGCAAGCACAGCACCCAAGCAGCAGCGAATGCAAGGCTACCACAGCACCGGTCCAGGGCGCTGGCAACACGTTCAAGCCGACGCGGCCGATGTTGGCCATGGCCATGATCGGCGCCGCGCTGATCGGCTACCTGGTGCAGAAAACACCGGATGCCCGCCAGCGCCTCGAAAGCCTCGCCGAAATGGCCCAAACCCTGGGCGACCTATCAGAGCGTGACGCCGCCGTGGTCGCGCAGCTGCTGGCCCGCCCCAACACTTTGTCCCATACACAGGGAGAGCCCCACTATGTCTGAGCAAGCCATCAAACCTGAATCCCATCTTCTGGATAAGTTCGTTGTCCGCCTCCCTGATGGTCTTCGCCCTTCCATCAACACCCAAGCAAGGGCCAACCATCGAAGCATGAACGGCGAGATTATTTATCGCCTGGAGCGTTCCCTGCAGCTTGAGGAGCTGTATGAGAATCAGCGCCGCCTGAATGCAATCCTCCTGCAGCGTATCGAGGAACTGGAGGCACGGGCATGTTGATCGACGGCCAGATCATCGCGATCAACGACGCACAGTACGATTCTGCACGGCAGCAGATGGGGCTCCCGTCGAGCTACACGCTCGTCCAGGCTACGGGTCTACTCATGCACAACACGGGGAGCGGCTTGGTGCAGATCCGTCTTCCTGCAGGCCTGGTAGTCGGGGAGTTTGAGAGCCTGGACGGCCATCGCTGTTACGGGGTTGTATCGCTCGATGCTCTGGAAAAGTATCGAGCAATTTAGCCGCTAAAATTTCCGGCTGATCAATCCCACCTTGGGCGCTTCGGCGCCCTTTTTTGTGGCCGCCGAATTAAAAAGCGAAGCAATGACTACGCATGAATTTGATAAATCATGCAAAAGTACCAGAGTCGTCCTGGTCGGCGGGAGGCTACAAAAATGATTGCAAAACCATACAACACTGATCATTAAATAATCAGCTAAACTTTGAAATGCAATCAATATATCGAACGTATAAACATCCACAGAGCCAGCAAACACTGCTGAACGCCTCGATATAATAGAACTATACCAAACCACATATGTGCTTAGTCACCAAGACATAACGACATAATGTCACAAGAGTACATTGGTACAAATGTACATACGCGTGCATGCATGAAACTATAGATTCCTGTATTCCGTTAATCCGTTATTCCTTCACCCACCTGCGGTACTACGGTAGTACCGTGTTCCTAGGGCTCTCCCCTCACAGCTCCGGCTGTGCCAGAAGCCCCCACAAAAATATTCCACATAGTTTTTGAAGTTTTTCAAGTTCATAAAAATTGCTTGACTCGCCAAAAAGCCACTATCTAAACTTCACACAATTGAGACATGCAAAACATGGAGATTTAACAGCGTATGAGAGCGGCAGAGTTCAGAGAGTTTCGGGAAGAGCTACAGGACAGCAGGAATTCCGTTGCGCTGGTTTTGGAAATAGCAATGTCCGGGGTTGAGTTTTCCGAGGAGGCAAAGAATGGGCTTACCCAACTTGGAATTACAACCCGAGCACAACTAAACACCGTAGTGAAAAAGATTTGCGACTACACCGAAGGGAATACCGCAAGTTGATCGAACAACTCTCGTTGCTGAGCACGGGGCATTTCTCGTAAGCGATCAAATAGCAGGCGGTCCACCGCCTGCGCTGACGGGCTCAGCGTATGGGAAAAGGTGAGATTGGCCACCCAGGTATGCCCGCAGGTGGCTGCATTGGTGCACTGGCAGTAGAGCTTCGCAAACTCCTTCGACAGATCCTCACGCGACACAATCCGCCCCTTGCTCTGACATTCCTTGCAGTACACCCGCATTCTCTCCCCTCCCCAGGGTTCCGTTTAAGGCACTATTTTGACACAACATCTTGTGCCGTCAGTGAGTTATGCCCGCTAAATCAAGGATTCTCTCCAGGCACCGCGGGCTCTCGCCAAGCAATCCGGCGATCCTCTCGTAGATGCTCATTGAGCTGGTCGAACAGCTGACAGATCGGCCGGATCTCGTTGCTGGTGTAGACCCGATCGATCTTTTCAATGTCGCCGAAGCCGCCGTTGTTCTCCGGGATGATGCCGGCCAGGGCCGGGTTCATCCGCCAGGCTGCAATCACGTCGTTCCGGGTGATGTTCTTCACCTTTTCCAGCTCGTCCTTCGCCTGGAAATCCCCCACGGGGATGATCTGGATTGCGTTCTCCTTGCCGTTGGGGATGTTGACGAACATCGAGCGGAAGTTGCCCACGCCTTTGCTCGCGCTGATCTGTGCGCGCAGGTTCTCTTCGTCTTCCTCGGTCAGGTCCGGGTCATTGGTGTAGAAAATGTATCCGGCGTGCGCGCCGTTGCTGTAGTAGCGCCGGCGAAACAGGGTCGCGGCTTCGTTGAGCAGCAGCGCCTGCATGCCGCCCAGGTAGTCAGGCACGCCGTAGATGTTCTGTTCCACGTCGTAGTCCAGGACGTGCTCGATCTCGTCCTGGTCGAAGTCCTGGTACTTGTTATCGGGCAGCAGCATCCTGAAACCGCCGTCCACCTTTACCCGCATGTTGATCGCCGGTGTGTGCTGCAGCTCCAGGACTTGGCCAAAGGCATTGGGGACGCGATAGAAGTAGGCTTCGCCAAACACCATGTAATCCAGTCCGGCCCGACCCATCGTCTGCGTGCTGCAGCCGGCCGAGGGAATGAACTCACGCAACAGCAGGTTGCGCTTGAACTTCGGAATGGCGCCGTGGTGCGCGTTGGCGCGCAGCAGCTTGGGCAGGCCCGGCCGCGACACCGGGGGCTTGTAGATCTCGCCGTCGTCGCTGGGAAACACCCCGAGATATTCGCCGATGTTGCCGCTCAGCACTTGCTCCGGTTCCCCGAAGGTGAATGCCCGCATAGGCTGTTGCTGTCGCGCCTGCTGGGTTACCTGGTGCTTTCTGTGTCGTCGCTTGGACATTGCTTCCGCTCGTGACGTAGCGGCTACGGCGCCGCTTGTTTGTATTAAGGGGTTCGTGTGCCAGGGCGTGCATCACCGCCCAGGCGATATCGGCGTGGCCGGTGGCGTCGGTGCGCGAAGCGCTGTAGGTGACCTGCCCGCTGCCGGTCGTGCCGCGCTTGATCGTGAGGAAGGCCTGGGCGATATCGGTCCAGCCGGCGTCCCACTCGATGCGGCTGCCCTGGATGGTGTCCTGGGCTTTGAGCACCAGGGTGTTCTTGGTTTCCAGGCTGTAATGGATCGAGGTCGCACGCGGGTAGAAGTCGCGCACCAGGTCGAACACCCCGTAGCCGATGCCCGTGGTGTCGATACCGATGTGCTGGACGTTGAAACGCTCTGTGAGCTTCTTGACCTGCTCGGCCTGGTACTTGAACGACTGCCCGCGCCAACTGTGCTTCTCCAGGATCCGGAACTTGGCCCCAGGTTCGAGCGGCGGCGCGATGACCACACAGGTGGCGTCGTCGCGGGTGCGGCTCGGGTCGTACCCCAGCCATACCGGGCTGTTGCCGAAAGGTCGATCCAGCTCGGGCTTGTAGTCCTCCCACAGCGTCAAGTCGGAGTAGCAGCGCTCCAGGTCTTTCAATCCGAACGCGCTCTGTGAGCTGTCGATGAACTTGCAGTAGAACAGCTGCTGGAACTTGTCCTCGTCGTACTCCAGCTGCAGCTGCTCCAGGTCGAACAGGTCGCAGCCGCCGGCGATCGCGTCGTCCAGGGTGATGGTCTTGCGCCATTGGCCATCCGGGCACAGCGCGCCCTGCGTGTAGGCCGCTTCGCTCGGCCAGGTGCCGCCAGCTTTCTTGCCGCGCTTGCTGTTGCGGAACTCTTCTCCGGACCAGAACGGGTACGCCTGGTGCGACACCGCGCTGGGCGTCGAGAAATAGGTTTTGCGCCATTTCTTGTGGGTGCCCATGGCGCTGGCCACGGTGCTCAGTTTGTCGAAGTCGCGAATCCAGAAATATTCATCGACGTAGACGTGGCCGTGGTAGCCCTGGGCGGTGCTGCTGTTTGTGCTGAGAAAGCGCAGTTCGGCGCCGTTGCTCAGCACGATGGGGTTACCCGTCAGCTCGATGCCGAACCACTGCTGGGCGAACTGGATGATGTAGCTACGGAAGATCTCCGACTGCGATCGGCTGGCCGACAAGAACACCTGGTTGTCACCGCTCAACACGGCGTCCATGAACGCCTCGCCGGCGAAGTAGTAGGTCAGGCCGACCTGGCGACTTTTCAGAATGTTCCGGATCCGCCGCGTCAGCGGGTTTTGCTTGGCCTCGAACAGCTCCTGCTGGTAGCGGTACATCTTTGAGATGAACTTATCCAGGAAGTCCACTTCCGTGATGCCGCTGATATCGTTCTTGGCCTTCTTCTCGCGCTTCTTGCCGCCGCCATCGCCGCGGCCGGAGCGTTCACCCCGCGAGCCCTGGCGGCGTTCCTGGGGCTCGGCCGAGGATTCGCCGATCGGCGCTGGCGATGGCTTGGCCGCCTGTTTCAGCAACCGTTCGCGAACCGTGGTCAGCCGGTCCAGCTCGTTGAGCTCGTCCTTGGTCAGGGGGGTGGCTTTGTCCAGGAGCAGGGTGATTCGCCGCCCTACGGCGGTCAGCGGCTCTTCATCCGACAGCATGTCTTCCCAGCCGCCCTGGCGTATCCAGTAGTAGACGATTCGGATGTTCGGCAGGTTGAGCTGCGCCTGAATTTCCTTGGCCTTACAGCGGCGCAGAAATAGGCGTTTGGCGGCTTCTTTAACTTCGGTCGAGTAGTACATGGGCCGCAGTCTATGCGGCGAAAACGCGGGAAACGCGGGGTTAAATTCCGCAAGTCTCCTAGAACGTGAATCTAGGAGAACAGAGGATTTGAATCGTTTGTTTGGCCCCCTGCAGCTCCATATCGTGGCGACACCAACCACCGATTGAGCGCAGTTACCACCTATGCCCCGTTCCCTTGTTTCGTTCTGGAAACGTGTCGCCACCAGCGGCCTGACCGCCGATGGTCGCGAGATCCTGGCCCAGGACCTGCGCGATATTGCCGAGACCTACAAGCCTGGCTTTTACACCGCAGTTATCTGGTGCGACCACGAACGCTGGCCGGGCTCCCATGGCACGGTATACGCCGTGCGCCTGGTCGAGGAAGGCGACGACCTGCAGCCTGGCGAATTGGCCCTGGAAGCTCAGCTAAAGCCCAACGACCAGTTGCTCTACCTGAATGATCGCGGTCAGAAGCTGTTTTCCAGCATTGAAATTACCCCGAACTTTCGAGGCACCGGCAAGGCATACCTGACCGGTCTGGGCGTCACCGACGAACCCGCCAGCGTTGGCACCCAAGAGCTGTACTTTTCGAAGCGCTCCAACAAGACCTCCTATTACGCCGCATCGGTAGCCCTCGGGTCGTTCCGTGATACCCAGCCCCAGGGCGAAATCGGCCGGCTTGCCGCCATGTTCACCAGCTTGTTCAAGCGCTTTGGCCTCGTAGAAGCCCCCGCCACTGACACCCCCACCACCCCAACCGAGAGCAAACCCCCAATGGATGAAGCTACCGCAACGGCTTTAAAAGCCCTGCTGGCCCAGCTGCTGGTCGTCGCTGCCGGCATTCAGGCCGTGATCGAGCCCGCCGCCGAAGAGGCACCAGAACCCGATCAGGCCCCGATCGATGACGTGAGCGCCGCCGTAGACGAAATCGTCACCACAGCCGAAGAAGAGCGCGAATTCCGCCGCAAGGGCGGTTCTAACGTTGCTGTGCTCGCTGCACTGTCGAGCCTGCAAAAGCAGTTCAGCGCGATTCAGAACACCGCCACCGGCCGCCAGTTGCCGCGCAATGCCGGCCCTGTAACCACCACCAAAAAGCGGGTGCTCTGACATGGCCCAGCCACTAAGCGCCCGGGGCGCCAAACAGTACGCCGAGCTGCAGGAAGCGATCGCCGAAGCATATGGCATCGACAACTCGACCCGCATGTTCAGTGTGGAGCCGACCATCGCCCAGGAACTGAACGACGCGATCACCGCCAAGGCCGACTTCCTGGAGCGTATCAACGTCGTCCCTGTCAGCGAGATCAAGGGTGAGAAGGTCTTCATTGGCGTGAACGGCCCGGTTACTGGCCGTACCAACACCAAGACCACCGATCGCGAAGCAAAGGACGCGTCGGCGTTGGACAACACCACCTACGAGCTGGCTGATACTCAGTCGGACGTGGGCCTGCCGTACGCCAAAATTGACGCCTGGGCGAAGTTTCCAGACTTCAAAGAGCGCTATTCCGCTGCCGTGCAAAAGCGCATTGCGCAGGATCGGATCGTTATCGGCTTCCACGGCACGCAAGTGGCTGTGCAGACCGACCTGGCAGCGAATCCCAAGCTGCAGGACGTGAACAAGGGTTGGCTGCAGCAACTACGCGAGCAGGCCCCGCAGCAGGTGCTGAAAGAGGGCGCCGCCGCTGGCAAGGTCACGTTGGGCGCCGGTGGCGATTACGCCAACCTTGACGCCTTGGTGCACGACACCAAGCAGATGGTGGACGAGATCCTGCGCGAAGACGGCGACCTGGTTGCGATCATCGGCACCGACTTGCTCGCCTCTGACAAGGCCAAGCTGTACACGAAGCAAGGCGATACACCGACCGAAAAGGAGCGCATCGAAAACGCCCAGGTCATTGCCACCTACGGCGGCATGCCGGCGTTCAGCGTGCCGAACTTCCCGGTCAACGCGGTGCTGGTCACCAGTTGGGACAACCTTTCGATTTACTACCAGGACACCAGCTGGCGTAAGCAGACGATCGAGAATCCGAAACGCTCCCGTGTCGAGGACTACAACAGCCGGAACGAGGGCTATGTGATCGAGCAGCTGGAGAAAATCGCGCTGACCGAGAACGTGGAGCTGCTGAAATGAGCCTGGCCCTGGCGCACAAGCGCCGCACCTTGGCCCTGGGTAGCGCTGCAGTAGCCGCTGCTGCAGCTGCACCGGTGGCGTACTCGCCAGCGGAAGCCCTGAGCAGCCCGGCGAATGCCCGTAAGCATTTGCTCCTGCAGGAAGCCGCCCTGGACCAGGACCTGGAGCGTCTGAGCGCGCTCAATAACCTGGCCAGCAAACAGGCGCTCAAGCGCGAAGAGCTGCTGCCCAAGTACCAGGACTTTATCCAGCGCTACATCGAGTCGGGCCTGGTGATGCCGAACCGCGTCCTGGTGCAGGTGATTGTCTGGCTGTTTGACACCGAGCAGTTCGAAGACGGCCTGGAACTGGCGGACTTCGCGATCGAGCAGGGCCAGGTAATGCCGGAGCGCTTCAAGCGCCGAGACATCCAGACCTTTGTCGCCGACGCGGTGATCGAGTGGGCCATGGCCGAGTACAGCGCCCAGCGCAGCCCGGAGCCGTACCTGTCCGACCTGTTACCCCGCGTCGATGGCGAATGGCAGCAGCTGCCCGAACAGATCCCGGCCAAGTACCACAAGTTGATTGGCATCCGCGCTCAGGAGGCTGAGCAGTGGGAAACAGCGATCCAGCACTTTGAACGTGCCACTGAGCTGTATTCCAAGGTCGGCGTGGACACCCGCCTCGAGCGCTGCCGCAAGTCACTGAAAAAACAACAGGCCGCCTCGGCCTCCGAATAACCCGACTACCCCCCCAGCGGGGAACTGTGGACGTATGCCGACCATTTATGGCCCGACCTGCGAGAAACAGTTTCCCCGCCCTTTTCGAGTGGCCAGCATGAGTTTTTCAGGCAGAACCAACACCGCGGTGGACCAGATCATCGAGAACAACGGCTTCTGGCCGGACCTCTCGCTGGCGGAGTTCCAGAAGGCTTACCGCCTGCCCGGCGAGCTTCTGACTGAATTGCTGGTCACTCATCTAAACATGGCCATGTACGCCGTGAACCGCGACCTGCAGCGCTTGGCCGCCAGCTGGCAGTCCCTGGGCGTCACCAACGTGGCCACCGCCGACCCGCTCTTACTGCCCGAGCGTTCGCACCAGGTGAACCTGTACAAGCGCGCCGTGTACTGCCGGGCAAAGGGCACCGTCCTGACTGACTTTGCCACCGTCACCCGCCGCGAGGTTGCGGAAAACACCGGCAAGGAAGCCCCTGAGCGTGCGGAGCAGTTCCTGGAGTTCAGCCAGCAGGCCGTCCGCGCCCTGCAGGGCCGCAGTCGCATCACGGCGGCCTTGCTGTGATCCAGTTAAAGAACCTGAGCGCGTTCCTGAAAGACCGCCTGCAGCTGATGCCCGACCAGTTCGACAGCTGGAGCGAGCAGGTGGACCTTGACCTGGTGTGGCGTGAGAGCGAGCGCGGCCTGCACATGAGCAACATGCGCTACCGCGCCGTGTTCAGCCTGGAGCGCTTCGACGGCTCGCCGTCGCGTCTGATGGCCCTGGTAGGCAGTTGGCTGGAAACCCACGACCCCGACCGCGACCGGTACGGCCTGCAGACCCCGGTTTTCAGCATCGAGCCGCTGGACCTGGACAACGACCTGTTCGACGTGGACCTGGTCCTGGAGTTCGTCGAACCCCAATACCTGGCCGAGGATCCAGACGGCGAAATCGAGGCGTTCGGCAAGACTTGGTCGTTTATCCCGTTCGACCTGTGGATTGCCGAAGAGGGCGAGGTGGTCAGCCGTGACGCGTAGCGCTCTTGGCCTCGACGCCCGGGGGCTGCTCGGCGTCCGCGAGCAACTGGCCTTGCTCAGCCTGCCGCCGCAGTTGCGCCGGCGACTGCTCAACAACGTGTCCAAGCGCGTGCGCACCATGAGCCGTAAGCACATCCGCGAGCAGAAGAACCTCGACGGCTCGCCCTTTGCCCCCCGGAAAAGCACCGGCAAGGGCAAGAAAAAGATGGAGGCCGGTCTGGGCAAGCTGCTGCAGGTCACCAGCGTGTCACCGGATCAAGCCGTCCTGGGCTGGCGTAACGGGCTGACCAGTTGGGTAGCCGCGCAGCAACACAACGGTGCCAGCGAACGCCGCACGGCCGCGCAGATGCGCCGCTGGAACAAGACGCCACCAGGCCTGGCCGCCACCGAGAAACAGGCCAAACGCCTGCGCCGGTTGGGCTTTCGCACGCGCCAGGCCGGAAAAAAGCGCCTCACCAGGCCATCAGTGGCGTGGATTCAAGAACACATCAACTACGCCCAGGCCGGCTTGCTGATTCGCATCCTGGGCGAGCAACAGGCCGAGTCCACCGGCGCGCAGAGCTGGGAAATCACCCTGCCCAAGCGCCAGTTCCTCGGTGTCAGTACCGACCGAGACACCAGCCTGCTGGTGAACCAGGTGCTGCAACAAATCCTCAACTCACCCCGCTAACGAGGCACCACATGGCACTCGGACAAGTCAGCGTAAACAATCTCAACCTTGGCCAAGGCGAAGTGACGGAGATCGAGCGCTATTTCCTTTTCATCGGCCCTGCAGCCAAGAACGTCGGCAAGTTGCTGGCACTGAACACCGACAGCGACCTGGATGGCGAGCTGGGCCTGCCGGCCAGCGACCTGAAAACCCAAATCACTGCAGCCCGGGCCAATGGCGGTAACCGCTGGGCGTGCCTGGCCGCGCCGATCGGCCCCGAGGGTGAGTGGGCCGCCGCGCTGAAAACCGCCCAGGAACAAGGCTTTTCGGTTGAGGGCATTTTCATCACCAAGCCGGTGACCGACGGCGCCGAGCTGGAGGCGATGCACGCCGCAGCCGAGGCGCTGAACAACAAGTACGGGCGCCGCGCCTTCGTCGTTGCTGCATCCGCGGGCCTGCATCCTGTTCAGACCTGGGACGAGTACCTGGCGGAACAGAAAGCGATCCCTGCCGGCATCGCTGCCCCTCGGGTCGTGCTGGTGAACCAGTTGCACGGCAATGACCTGGGCGTTCTGGCCGGGCGCCTGGCGAATGCCGCCTGGAGCATCGCTGATACCCCCATGCGCGTGGCCAGCGGGCCGCTGCTGGGCCTCGGGCCTGTGCCTGTAGACAAGGACGGCGTACCGCTGCCCTCGGCCATTCGCGCCGAGCTGGACAAGGCCCGTTTCTCCGTTTCACAGACCTACCCGGACTACGAGGGCGTTTATTGGGGCGACGCCAACCTGCTGGACACCGCCGGTAGCGACTTCCAGGTCCTGGAACACCTGCGCCTGGCGGACAAGGCCGCACGCCAGATCCGCCCGTTGCTGATCCGCCGTATCGGTGACCGCCGCTTGAACAACAGCCCCAACAGCATGGCCGTCAACACCAATGCCCTGATGGCCCCGCTGCGCAAGATGGCCAAGGCCGCGAAGTTCGCCGGCCAAGTCTTCCCGGGCGAAATCGAGGCGCCCAGAGACGGCGACCTGGTGCTGGTCTGGAAGAGCCGAACCAAGGTTGAGGCCTACCTCAAGATCCGGCCGCTGAACTGCCCGAAAGACCTTACCGCAAACATCGCACTCGACCTTTCCCAGGACGACCAGGAGTAACCCATGGCCAAGATTGGCGGCATGAATTTCGACATCAACCTGGGCGACCTGAAAGTCCACGTTGAAACCGCAACCCTCGATATCACCGACAACAGCGCCGTGGCGCTCACCCGTGGCGTGCCTGACGGCTACGTCGCCGGCGACGTGGCGGCCAGCGGCGAGATGGAGCTGGACACCACCAATTTCAACTTGCTGATGGAGGCCGCCGGCCGCGCTGGCAGCTTCCGCAAGCTGGAGCCGTTCGACGTGCTGTTTTTCGCCAAGACCCCGACCGACGAGGTTCGCGTGGAGGCCTTCGGCTGCAAGGTGAAGATCTCCAGCCTGCTGAACATCGATTCCAAAGGTGGGGAGAAGTCCAAACACAAGGTGCCGTTCGACGTCACCAGTCCGGACTTTATCCACATCAACGGCGTGCCGTACCTGGATGCCACCGAGATCGAGGGCCTGAGCTGATGGTCTGCCCGTTCGACCGCGCCCAAGCCCTGGAACAGCGACAGCGTGACCAGGCGATCGCCGCCCAGCTCGCCCGGGCGCGCTCGACGGGCCCCAGCCTGACCCACTGCGAGGACTGCGACTGCGAGATCCCCCCAGCGCGCCGCGCCCTGGGCGGCAAGACCCGGTGCGTACCTTGCCAGACCACTTTCGAGCGAGGCCTGCGCCGATGAACAGAAGCGTCCTGCCATCGCAACCACCTTCGCCGCCACCGCTACCACCTGCGTTCGGAGCAGATCCTGCGCGCCTGGGAAGCCTGGAGCAGAAAATGGCCGTCGTTGAGCACCGTCTGGGGCAGATGGAAAACAGGCATGAATCGGTGCCGACCCGCATCACCAAGCTGGAACAGCAGTTTGAACATATGTCCGACCAGCTTTCCGAACTCAACGAGGGCCAGCAAGCGCTGACTGTCGTGGTGTCGGGCATTGGCAAAAAAATCACCTGGTCAATGGGTGTTGCGGCTGCCGCCTGGGCGATTCTGCAGATGCTTGTCCCGGTTGTATTGCGCGTGGTGTTCCCATGAGCCTGCGCCAGAAGATCCTGGCCGGGTCCATAGGCTTGGTCCTGGGCAGCAGCACGCTGATGGCGTTCCTGGGCAAGTGGGAAGGCGAAGGCCAGAACGCTGTCTACGCGGACAAGCTGGCCCGGGGCCTGCCGACCGTCTGCAAGGGCATCACCCGATACACCAGCCCCTATCCGGTGGTGGTCGGCGACTACTGGTCGCCCGAACGCTGCGCCGAGGTGGAGCAGCTGGTGGTCGAGAAGGACCAGTTGGCCCTGGCCGACTGCCTGGACAACCCACGGATCAGCCAGAACACCTTCGACGCCCTGAGCAGCCACGCGCATAACTTCGGCGTGCCCAGCACCTGCGCGAGCCGAGCGGTGGGCCTTATCAATGCCGGCCGCATCGCCGACGGCTGCAAGGCGATCGCCTGGGCGCCCGATGGGAAAACACCGGTATGGGCTTTCGTCACTGATGCCCAGGGCCGCAAGCGGCTGGTTCCTGGTCTGCACGCCCGTCGTTTGGACGAGACACGGTTGTGCACCAAATGACCACGACTCCATCTCCCTTGCGCCTACTTCTGCTGAGCGTGCTGCCGTTCGTGATCGCCGGCCTGGCCATCTATGTCCTTGTGGTGAAGCTCGACAACGCCCAGCGCGAACGTGACCAGGCGCAGTACGAGCGGGACGGCCTGCGCGAGGCGGCCCGCATCAGCGGCGAACTGCTCGCTGCGCGTGACGCCATCGATCGCCAACGAACCCAGGAACTGACCCATGAACGCAATCAAAACCAACTGCTGCAGCGTGCTGTTGACGCTGGCAGTCAGCGGCTGTTCGTCAACGCCACCTGTCCAGCCAGCACACCTGCTGATTCCAGAGCCAGCGGCGTGGCTGATGCAGGATCCGCCGAACTCGCAGCAAACGCTCGACCGGCTTATTTCGCCCTCCGCGATCAGCTCGCCCTCAGCCGGCAAATGATCCTTGGCCTGCAGGCCCACGTCCGTGTCCTGCAGGACCACATCCGCCGTGCCTGCGGGCGCTGATTCACACCTTTCATTCAATCCATTAGGAGCAATACCCATGACCGACCGTACCGAAATCACCCTGTCTGTAGGCAATGACGACTTCGACTTTGTCGTAGATCCGGCGGTAATGACCAAGTACATCAACAGCCTGACCCCGGCCAACAAGGTGGCGCCGGGCAACAACCTGCTGATCAACACCGTAGTGCCGGCACAGAAGGACAAGCTCAAGCCGCTGTTGGCCAACCCTATGACCGTGCTGCAGATCGCCGGCGCCCTGGTGGAGGAATACGCCCCGACCGTTGAAGTCACCGTAAAAAAGCGCACGGGTACGCCGAGCGCCTGACCGAAGACGGCCTGGGCCAGCTGCTGGCCCTCGCCGATCGCTGGCTACCTGGTGCACCGCCCACGGCTGACACTCTGGGCACAGCCAAATGGCTGGAGGACGAGCACTGGCGGCGAATGGAAATCGCCATAGCCAACGGCATATCACGAGCATTCAACGGTAACTGATCCCCATGAGCGCGAAAGCATCCAGCCGCCTGGACTTTATTCTGAGCCTGACCGACAAGGTCACCGCGCCTCTGGCCAAAGTTTCCAAGGGCTTCAACGACCTGGCCGAACAGGGCGAGAACAACATTAAGCAGATGGGCCTGGGCCTGGGCGGCTTGATTGGTTCAGCCAAAGGCATCACCGAGTCGATGCAGCCTGCGCTGGAAATGAACCGCGCCCTGGGCGAAGTCCATTCGCTGGGTGTTGCCGAAGAGGCCCTGGACGCGCTCAACAGCAAGTCGCTGGAGTTCTCTGTGGCCTATGGCGAGAACGCCCAGGAATTCGTCGCCTCGGCCTACAAGATCGAAGGGGCGATTAAGGGCCTGGCCGGCTCGCAGCTGGCCACCTTTACCAACACCAGCAGCGTGCTGGCCAAGGCCACCAAGTCCGACAAGGAGGTGATGAGCGAGTACGTCGGCACGCTGTACAACCTGCAGAAACAGCAGGCCGACGCCATGGGCAAAAGCCAGTGGGTCGAAAAACTGGGCGGGCAAACCGCCCTGGCCGTGCAGCTGTTCCGTACCAGTGGCGAGCAGATGAAAGACGGTTTCAAGGAGGCCGGCGCGATCGCTACCGCCGCCGGCATCGATCTTGCCGAGCAAATGGCGGTGATCGGCAGCCTGTCCAGCACCATGGAAGGCGGCGACGCTGGCGGCCGCTACAAGGCGTTCTTCGAGAACATCGAGAACGCATCCGAAAAGCTGGGGATGAAGTTCACCGACACCAACGGCAAGGTCATGCCGATGCTGGACATCCTGGCCAAGCTGCAGGGCAAGTTCGGTGATCTGCGCGGCGCTGCAGCTAATGCCAAGCTCATGGAGGCCTTCGGCGGTGAAGGCGCCCAGGTAATCGGCGCGCTCGCCCAGGACACCGACCGACTCAAGAACGGCATAGACAAGCTGGGCAAGGTCCGGGGCCTGGAGCAGGCCGAGAAGATGGCCAAGGCCATGGTGGATCCGTGGCAGCAGTTCGGCGCCGCTGTGCAAGCGCTGCGTATTGCCTTCGGGCAAGCCCTGATCCCGATCCTGCAGCCGCTGATGGATCGCCTGGTCGGCATCGGCAAAACCCTGGTGCGCTGGACTCAGCTGTTTCCGAACATCACCCGCGTGATCGGTATCACCGTGCTTTCCGTCCTCGGCATCGTCGCCGCCATGAGCGCGCTAACCCTGGTCGTGGGCATCAGCAAGATGGTGTGGATGGCCGCGACCATTGCCTGGAACCTGTTCACCTGGGCAGGCTGGCGCAGCATCGCGATGTTCGTCTATCACGCCGTGATGGTGACTGCTTTCGTCGCGGGCCTGGTCCTCATGTACACGGTCATGGGCCTGGTTCGCGTGGCCATGCTGCTTTGGCAGGGCGCTATCTGGCTGGTGAACGCGGCCCTGCTGGCCAACCCCATCGGCCTGGTGATTGTCGCCATCGTTGCTCTGGTCGCGGCCGTGGTTGCCATCGTGGCGTATTGGGACGAATTGACCACGGCGCTGATGAAGACCGCCGCATTTCAGTGGGTGGCCGACCAGGTGCAGGCCCTGGGCGCCTGGTTCAACTCGATGGGCGGCTGGACGGGCCTCGCCCGGGCTGCGTGGGACGGCATCGTCTCGATCTTTCAGAAGGCCATCAATGGCCTGATCGAGATGCTGAACAAGATCCCCGGCGTGAACATTGATACCCAGTTCGGGGATCTGCCGGAGCCGCCAAAGGTGCCGGAGATCCCCGGCCAGGTCGTGCCGATCGGCGTCACGCCAATGAACCAGGAGGCGCTGCAACCTGTGGCGAAAACCTTGCTGCAGGTACAGCCACCAGCACCCATGGTCACGCCCATGGCTAACGCGATCGCACCGCCGCCACCGGTGGCCAAGTCCCTGGAGCAGACCAAGCCACAGTTGCACCTGGTCGCGCCGATGGCCAACGCGATGTTGCCGCCGGCGGTGGAGCGCACGGCCGCCGCCCCAACCGCGCCGGCGCTGAAACTGGTCCCGCCGGTGATGCAAGCGCCTGCCCAGGTGCCGGCATCGATGCCGGCCCAGCCTGAGCCGATCGGCGCAACGCTCAAGACCTTGGCTGCACTGCCTCAAACGCCGGTCAAGGTCGAGGTGGCCGGACCGGTGGACCAGGTCGAGCGCAACCGCGAACGCCTGACCCAAGCCGCCCCGAGTCTGTCGCCGGTGCGCCCTGCAGCAGTGCCCCAGGGCGGATTGTTGAGCAGCATTCAGAACCATACCCAGAACCAGAACCGAGGCATCCAGGTGCAAAAAGTGGAGATCCACACCAGCAAGCCTCTGACCCCGTTGGAGCTGGAAAACATGATCGACATGGCGGTGGGCTGATGAGCGATTACATAGACCTGCTGATCGCGGGCAACGACCTGGTGCTGGACCCGTCCCGACAGCCGCTGCTGATCGAGGACCGGGCCAGCATCGCCCAGGACATTGCGCACATGATCCGCGAAAGCGGCCTGCTGGTGACTCTGGTCGCCGAGCGCAGCCGCAACCGCCAGGCCGATTGCATCCTGCAGCTGGAGCTGCTGGTGGAGGCTGACGAACGCCTGGTGCCGGGGACGGCCAGGATTACCCAGGACAAACCGGGCCAGTACCTGGTGACCGCCAAAACCCTGAAATATGGCGCTATCGAGGTATTTTTGTGAGCGACGTAGATTTTCGCCAGGCGCTGATCGATGCCGGCATACCGACCACCGAGGACGGCCTGCGCAAGGCCTGGGAGACGGAAGTAGCCGCCCAGGGCAGCAAGTTGAGCAACACCAGCGCCTACTCGCCGTTCTGGCGCCTGGTCACCGCCCTGGTGACCAAGCCGGTCATGTGGCTGATCAATCTGATCAGCGACACCGTACTGCCCAACTTTTTCGTAAAGACCGCCGGCGGCCGCTGGCTGGAGATGCTGGCCTGGGCGGTGAACGTCGAGCGCAAGGGCGCGACCAAGACCCGCGGGGCCTTGCTTTTCACCCGAGAGACGACTGGTGGAGCCCTGGAGATGCCCGCCGGCGTGGTGGTGCAGTCCGCCGCGATCAACGGCCATATCTATCAACTGGTGACCACCGAGGACGCGGTTTTTGACGACGGCCTACTGCAGCTGTCGGTGCCGGTGGAAGCGCTAGAGGTCGGCAGCGGCTACAACCTGGCGCCCGGGTACTACGCGATTCTGCCGGAGCCAGTGCCCGGGATCGCCCAGGTGGTGAACGCTGACGGCTGGATGACTGCACCAGGTGCGGATCCTGAGCCCGATGACCAGCTGCGCCTGCGCACCCGTAACCAGTTCAGCGCGGTGAACCAGTGGCACACCGACGCCGTGTATCGGGCGATGATCTCGGCCTTTCCAGGTGTGCGGCCGGATGGCGTGTACTTCCTGCACGGCGCGCCCCGGGGCCCAGGCAGCGCCAATGCCTACGTGCTGTTCGATGCCGACGTGCCGGCGCAAACGTTCCTGGAGCAGATCAACGCCCACGTGCGTGACGGCGGCAACCATGGCCACGGCGACGACCTCCTGGTCATGGTGATGCCGGAGACGCTGCACGCCCTGCGCGTGACCTTCTGGCCACGCCCCAACCTGGCTGCCGAGAAGCGCGACGGCCTGCAGGCGGAAATTACTCTGTTCATCCGCGCCGCGTTCCGCGAGAGCACCGCCAGCGACTACCAGCCGACGCTGACCTACCCGCAGTCGCGCTTTTCGTTCAGTCGCCTGGGCGAGGAACTGCACCAGGCATTCCCCAGCATCGAGTCGCTGCATTTCGACAATGACGACATCGTTTCAGAGCTGACTATCCCGCGTATCCAGAGCCTGGAGGTGGTCGCCGCATGATCCGCTTGAAACTGCCGTTTTGGCTCGACGGACCCGAACTGGCCAAGCTCAAGGCCGCCGCGCAGACCTGGTGGGAAAAGGTCGAGGGCTGGCTGCAGTGGCCGTTGCTGCAGATGGACGCCGAAACCTGCCATTTGACGGTGCTCGAGCTGCTGGCCTGGCAACGGGACATCAACCGCTTCAAGGACGAGCCCGAGAGCCTTTACCGCCTGCGCGTGAAATTCGCCTTCATCAACGCCGTGGACGCCGGCAGCACTGCAGGACTGAAACGCATCCTGCACCGCCTCGGCGTGGGTTACGTCGAGATAGAAGAACGCCTGGAAGGTCGGGATTGGGACGTGGTGCTGCTGCGCCTCTCCGACTCGCAGCTGTCGGACAACCCCGAGTTGCTGCGCGTGCTGATCCAGCAGTACGGCCGCACCTGCCGCCGCTATGACTTCGTGACCATCACCCCTGTAACGCTGCGCATTGTCGCGGCGGACTTCAACGACGACCAGCAGACGCTGGTCGCCAGCTTGTAGGAGCCTCCGTGGCTAGAATTACCCTTGCCGGCGAAAGCCTGATTGCCCAGAAACAGGGCACCCAACAAGTCTTAAACGTTGCCCGGTTCATTTTCGCCAACGTCCCAGGACTGGACCCGCAATCGCCGATCGATCGGGCGGCGCCCAAGCCGCCGGCCAACCAGATCGTGCACACCTACACAATCCCCGCGGGGAATTCGGGGTATGTGAACCCTAACCAGGTGGTCTACAGCTCGATGCTCGGCAGCGATATCGGCGACTTCGATTGGAACTGGCTCGGCCTGGAAACCGCCGAAGGCGTGCTATTCGCCGTGGCCTACGTTCCCCTGCAGCAAAAGCGGCGCAATATTCCGCCGCTGCAGCTGGGCAACAACGTCACGCGCAATATCCTGGTCGAGTTCACCGGCGTCCAGGAGCTGACCGGCATCACCATCGATGCCAGCACCTGGCAGCATGACTTTACTGCCCGCCTCAAGGGCATTGACGAGCGTGAGCGCCTGAGCAACCGGGACGTGTACGGCCGCGCCTGCTTCTTCGACAGCGGGCTGCAGTTGGAGAAAGTCGGACAGATCTATCGGCTCAAGCCTGGCCAGGCGTATATCGAAGGCGTCCGGGTGTTGCTGCCGGCGGCAGTGAACATCACCCCGACCAGTCTGCCGACCACCGCCTGGCTCGACGTTGCCCTGCAGCGTCAGTCGAACGACGTGGTGGCCAGCTGGCAGGTCGCGTTCGCGGCCAACAAGGCCGATTACGTGGACAGCGCCGGCACCCAGCATTACTGCATTGCCCTGGGTGACCTGACCGCCGCCGCTATCACCGACCGCCGAGCGGTGGAACCGATCAAGGGGCCGCTACTGCAGCACCTGGCCGCACGTGTCGGCACCTATCCCCAGCTGCGCGCCCAGGCCACCACCAAGGACGACGTGGACCTGGGGAACATTCCCAATGCCATCAGCGACGACGCATCGAGCAACAGCAGCGAGATCCTGGCCACGACGAAAGCGGTCCACAGTGTTCGGGTCAACGTCACCGAGCTGGTGGACGGCACCACGCCGGCAGGCAAGGCCAAACAGCTGGCCACCGCGCGCAAGATCGCGATCAGTGGGGCCGGTACCGGGAATGTCAGCTTCGACGGCAGCCAGGATGTCACCCTGAACCTGACCCTGGCAGACAGCGGCGCGACAGCAGGGACTTACACAAAAGTCACGATCAACGCCAAAGGCCTGGCAACCGCTGGCGGGTCGCTTGTTGCTGCAGATATCCCGAACCTGGACTGGAGCAAGATCGCGACCGGAAGGCCCACCACGCTGGCGGGCTACGGCATCACTGATGCAATCCCGACCGGTCTGACCAACAAACGTCCGCAACTCTACGCTCCAGAACCTGGTCGGCATTACAACCAAGGCGCGATGGTGATTCGCGAGGCGCAACTGGTCGTCGGAACCCAGACCCATTTCGATTACGCCCCGCGAATCAACTTTCACTGGGGAGATATCACTGCTGGCGACCTGGCGATGGACGCCGCCGGCGCCCTGCAGTGGTCAGGACTCCCAATCTGGACCGCCCATAATTTCACCCCCGCGTCGAAGGCTGATAAAGCCACGACGCTGGCTGGTTATGGCATCACAGACGGGATCAAGAAGGGGGAATATGGCCTGGGGTCTAATTCCGCCCCCACGTCGGCCATCGATACCATCGGCCTGCCTGGTGGCTTCCACCACTTCGGCAGCGGTTCCTCGTCTTTCGGTGAGTATGTATCCCTCATCAACATCCCCTACGGCAGCAGCGCATACGCTGGCCAGATCGGCATGCGGCAAGGTTTAGCAGAACCGAGTCTGCACATCAGGTCGGTTAAAAACGACGCGGGCAACAACCCAAGTGGATGGACGCCGACGCGTGAGGTCTACCACACCGGCAATCTCGACCCGCAGGCCATTGTTCCCGCCGGGGCTCTGCTTGTGACCTTCAGCCGCAAGCTTCAATCGGGCTACCTGCGAGCGAATGGCGCTGCCGTCAGCCGTACCGCCTACGCTCGCCTTTTTGCCGAGATCGGCACCTTCTGGGGCGCAGGCGACGGCTCCAGCACGTTCAATCTACCGGACGTACGAGGGATATTTATTCGTGATGTGGACGACGGGCGCGGATTGGACCCAGGGCGGGTGCAGGGGTCGGTACAGTTCAGCCAGAACGCATGGCACACCCACTCGGCGTCAACCGCAGAAGCAGGTTGGCACTACCACCCGGGCAGCTCCATCGCTGCTGCAGGCGAGCACACCCATACCGCTCCCCGAGCAATGAACAACAACGTGGGGGGAGGCTCGCCCAACTTCACCACCGCGAACTATGAAAACGGCACAACCGCAGCCACGCACTCGGCCGGTAACCACACTCACGCCCTGTCGATGGTGGGGGATGGCTCGCACGTTCACCCCGTGACCGTTGCAGGGGACGGTGGCAACGAAGCCCGTCCAGTCAACTTGGCCCTATACCACTACATCAAATACTGAGTCTCCCATGGCAAAGACAAAATCCGTTTACCAGACCTCACCCCTGGGCGTGTTCAGCGGTATCAGCGAGGCCGACGAGTCACCGCTGGAGCCCGGTGTGTTCTTGATCCCTGCCGGTTGTGTAGAAGTGCCGCCACCGCTAATCCCCGAGAACAAGGCCGCGCACTGGAATGGCGAGGGCTGGCAGTTGGTGGACTATTACGAGGGCCTGCTGGTGTACAGCATCACCACCGCTGAACCGAAGACCATCACCGGCCTGGGACCGATTCCGTCCGGCTACACGGTGAAAAAGCCAGGGCCCGACCAGGTCTGGAAAAATGGCGAATGGGTGGACGACACCAATGCCATCTTGACGAAGCTCTACCCGCAGAAACTGGCCGAAATTGATAGCGGCTGCAGCGCCTACATCGAGGGCGGTTTCCACTCCAGCGCGCTGGGTGAACCCTACCGCTACAGCAGCAGCCTGGAGGACCAGGTGAACCTCAACGGCATACTGTTCAGCGAGCTGGACAGCGTTTATCCCTGCTATGACGCCAGCGGCGCCCGGTCTTTCAAAGCCCACACCCGTGATCAGCTTCACCTGGTGAATCAGGACCTGGTGCGCTTTAGACAGGCTTCCTTGCAACAGGCGGATCTGCTGAAAACCCAGCTGGCTCAGGCGTTGAAAGACAAGAAGCTCAAGGCCATGCAGGCGATTGAATGGACGCCGCCGGTATGACCTGGCCAGCCGTATCGATGCGCTGGCCCGAGCAGGCCACGCAATGGATGGGGCAGCTGTCCGCCGCCCAGGATCTGGCCGGCAGCGAGCTGGCCAGCACCGGGCTACGCCTGGCCGGCCTGCAGGGCCTGGCCAGCACCAACCCGGGGCCCGTGGGTAATGCCGCCCAGGGCGCGATCGCCGCCGGACGTGCCGCGCTGTCCGAACAGATGGGCGAGGCGCCGGCCTGCTTGGTGGTAACGCCTTTCCAAAGTGGTGTTGGCCAAGGTCGCGGCTACCAGCGTTTTCTGTCCGCGCCCAACTTGCTGCAGCAGCTGGGCAACAAGCTGGTGGACGCGAGCGACCCCGGCCGGCCCGCCCAGGAACAGTACGCCCTGTGCCTGCTGTTCCTGGCCACGCGCTTCGACCAGCTCGCCGCGAGTCTGGCGCGCTTCAACGCGCTGCTACCGATGCCGGACCTGGTGCGAACCGAGCGCCGCGCCCGCCACCTGTCGAAGCTGGAGGCTGAAAAGTGGGAGATCTCGACGCCCGGCACGCTGCCGCGCTGGCAAGCGCTGCCCCTGGAACGCTGCACCGTATTGAAAGCCGCTCAGCAGTCCATGGCCGGCCAGCTCGCCGTACTTGAGAGCTACGCGGCCGACGGGTCACCGATGGGCGATCTGGCCGCGCTGGCCAGCCGTAAGGCCGCCCAGCAGAAGGGCCGCGATCAGCAGCTGAATGACGTGAAAGCCCTACTCACCGGCGGCAGCAGCGACAGCAGCATGCGGGCCCGTCTGATCGGCCCAGGGAATGCGGCCGAGCTGCGCCGCAGGCTGCTGGAAGGCGAGCCGCCCGGGCATGAGTGGGTATTGAGTGCCGGCGCGCTGCTGGTGGGCTCGGAAAAGGGCTTGAGCTTTGTTCGTGAACTGGTGGGCCTATGACGCTGCTGCTCGATGGGGAACAGGTGCAGGGCAAGTTCCTGAAAATCACCGCCAACCTACGGATTGAAAGCGACGACATGTCAGGGCAGACCAGCAACACCGAGAAGGCCCACAAGGGCTTCAAGCCCAAGACCCTGACCGTTTCGCTGATGATCCCATTTGCCGATCGCTCGCAGCTCAGCGACCTGATGCGCCTGGCCGAGGCCACCGCCGGCGGCGGTCAGCTCAAGACTTATCGGGTGGTGAACGACACCGCCGCCGCGTTCGGTATTCGCCAGGTGCAGTTCGCCGAGGGGGTCAGCGCCCGCGAGGACGACACGCTCAGCGCCTGGCGGATTCAGTTCACGCTCACAGAGAAGGTATCGAACCCCGAGAAAGTCGAGGGCCGGCGCCCAGGGAACAAGGTCGCGGCGCAATCGGGCCCAGGCGCAGCCGTCGGCAGCGGCGGCGGTGCCGAGGGGGCGGGCGGCGCTCAGGAGCTTTCCGGCTTCGAGAAGACCCTGAAAAAGCTGGACGACTATATCGGCGGGGTAGGCTCGCCATGAAACTGCACAAGGTGTTGGCCGTCGCCGGCAAGCGCTATGCCCTGGTCAAGGACGAGGTACGCCTGGACCTGAGAAACCCAGGGCGTGCGACGTTCACAATCCAGGCCAGCGCCCCGGTCAAAGGGCTGGTGACGCTCGATATCGGTTACAACGAAAGCACCCTACAGCGTCACTTCATCGGCTACGTGGAGCGCTGTACCGCCGCCAACAGCGTGCAGCAGGTGCTGTTCTGCAGAGAGGTGGCCGCGATCCTGGGCAACCCCCTGCCGCTGAACCTGCGCCACGTCGATTTGCGCGCCGTCCTGGGCGAGATCAGCGAACAGACCGGGCTGCGCTTCCGTGTTCCGGAACGGCCCTATGCGAGCGTCAAGGCCCCGTTTTTCTACAGCCTGGCGGCCGGCTATCAGGCCATGGACAGCCTGGCACGGGTGTTCAACATCCCCGACTTCATCTGGCAGCAGCAGGGCGACGGCGAAGTCTTCGTGGGCAGTTGGGCGGATAGTTTTTTCGGTGTCCGGCCGCCGCTGCAGCTGCCTGTCGAGCTGTTCGACGGCTACCAGGGCAACCAAAGTGCAATGGTCGCGGCCCTTCCCGGGTTGCGACCAGGTGCAACAATCAACCAGGGCGAGCGCATCACCAACGTGACGCTTGTTCACAGTCAAATGGCGATCAAATGGACGACGCAATCCGCCGCAGCGTAGAGCGGCAATTTCCGGAACTGACCGGCGGCTATCACCTGCCACGCTTTGCCCGGGTGGTCGGTGTGGCCGACGCGCCGGCGGCCGCGGGGATTTGCGACGACTTCCGGCCGCGCTATGCGGTGGATATCCAGGTCCTGGGCCCAGATGGCGAGCCCGACACGTTGTTGCCAATACTCGCCGGCGTACCGCTGCCATTGCCCACGGGCGGCGAGGAAATGGGCATCTATGCCTTCCCCGAGGAAAACACCACGGTGGTGGTGTGCTTCGCCTACGGGCTGCCGCACAAGCCCTACATACAGACGATTCTGCCGCATGGCCTGAGCATGCCCCGGGTTCCGAAAGGCGACCAGGTCTGGCAGCACAGCGAGGCCTGCCAGCAGCGTGTCGATGCGGACGGGAACTGGTTACGCCAGACCGATGGCAAGATCCAGGACAAGGCGATCGAGCGCGAAGTGGAAGCCATGGCTAACACTGAGCGCTACCAGAACCACGCGCAGACGATCGACGACCATTCGACCGAGTCCGTGGGAGGGATCAAGAAGATCGAGGCGCTGGGGGCGCTCAAGCTGCTTTCAGGCGGGTCCGCGAGCCTGGCGGCCGTGGACGATCTGCACCAGGCCACGGGCCGGGATCTCAACCTGGTAGTGGGGCAGAAGCACAACGCCGCGATCGGCGGCGATATGCAGGAGCAGATCCAGGGGCTGCGCCGCAGTGTGTCGGCTGTCAGCCAGCGCCTGCAGGCGCCCAAGACCTGGTTGGGGTCGGAGTCGGTCAATGTGCTGCAGATCCTGGGCGATTTGCTCGACCTGGTGCAGGAGATGAACACCCAACTGGCCGGACATACCCATGGACCAACCCCACCGCCGGGCAACGCCGCGGCGTTTACTGCAGACGCCGCAAAAGCTGCAGGGCTCATGGCCAAGCTCAAGCCAATCACCCTTTAAAAGTTGAGTCTGAGCACCGTCCGCCAGAGGTTTTTAATCGGCGAGGTACGGTGCTTGTCCCAATTGCGCTGCCACCATTCATCCTCGTTTTTGACTTCGGCCTCGATGTCGCTACCGGCCAGGGTTGCTGGCTGCTGGCGGAACAGCATCGGGAAGGCGCAGTGCTGCTTTATGCGCTTCTTGAAAATCACGTCAACAGGCGTGCCGTTGTACGGAGTGTTCGCAAGGATCTGACAACCCTCACGAGACAGGATATAGGCGTGCAGCGCAACGACGCGGCCCCGGGCAATAAAGGGGAACCAGGTTAGCCAGGTCCTGCCCATGCTGTACCCCAGGTGCAGCGCTTCAAATCGCCGAGTACTGATGAATTTATTGATCCAGCGAATGGGGGTCGCTTTCAGCTCATACGGTGCAACGTCGTCTTCGAAGATCAACACCCGGTCAAGCCCGCGCTCGAGGGCAATCCGTGCCAAGTCCTGATGCGACTCATAGCAGCCACGCACAGGGTCTGCGTGCCGCTCCACGACATGGAACACCACCTGGTTTCGGATCAGGCTTTGTACCGAGTCCCGGAACAGCTCTCGCCGGTCTGATCGCTCTTTCAACGAAATGCAGTAGACAGCATCCACGTCGAACATGATTTTCCCGCACAAGCCCTCAATCCTTTCTGACACTAACCCACTCCCACAAAAACGATGAAGGCGCGGGGTTGAGCCGCGCCTGTTGCGGCTATTATGTCAAAATGATGGCGATGGATTGTATTGAACTTGTTACGAATTAATTGCAACTGCTCAACCCTGTAAAGACAAAGGCATATGAAATTCATATGCCTTGTTTATGCCGATTACGGATTATTCCGGTGCTATTAGAAAGGTTCAGGGCCTGAAGGGATCCAAGTCGCCCTTACATTGTTTCAAACGAGCAATAACGTCTGGAGCGGTTTTAGCAGTATCAATCCTACCGACGCCATCAAGGTAGATATCAATCGTTCTCCCCCATCTTGGCGTGATGTCAATGCATCGTCTGTACTTTGTGTCCGTCCACCAATCAAACATCATAAAAAAGTCTTTATTGGGGAATATGTGGCCCGTCTCAACTGCTACTCCTCCAGCCGGCATATCTCCTTTATAAATGCTGTGTTGTGTATTCCAAATGTACCGAAACACTTCCTTTCCATTCGGAGAGAAATTAACTGCTACGACAGGTGAAGCGACGTACCAAAACACAAAGGGAGCGATTAATAGGAGTAGGAACACCCAACGTCCGTATTTGATTTTCGGCTTATTTGCACTCATGTTTCTCAGCTCCCTTCCCCCACTCCTGTGGGCTAACCGCAAGTACTTCATCCATTATCATCTTGGCTGTGACGCCTCCGTTGGGGTGTTGTCGATAGAGCTTAACGCCAATACTAATGGATATCCGATCAGGCGAGTCATCCCACGCCCGCAACCCATCAATATCTGCTGAGCGATTAGGGCCGGGCATTTTCCATTTTTCTTTGGGTTCGCGAACTACCTCTTTCACCTTCCTCCAAGAGTCTGAAACGATCTGCTCGGCACCTGCACCATCCAATAGGACGCTTTCAGAGAGTCCTCCAGCCATGCCCACATACCCATAATGGATGTTAGACCAGATGTCATAGAAGTATTCGTACTTCCCTTGTTTGTGCCAAATTCCTCCGATTGTATTGCGGATCTTTGGCTTGTGGTCCCATGGCCGATCCTGCCCCACTCGCTCAGTCCAGATAGCAAAAGCCTTAGCTCTTTTTCCAAGAGCCAAGTTATAAAAGTCTGGTTCTTGCCCAAGCCGGAGATAGAAAGGAAGCTCCTTATATTTACGTGTTTCCTCAGTAGGGCTAAAGCTGTTCAACTCTTTCATCTGTCGTACAGAAGGGCTATGAATGTTGCGATTCATCTCGCCGGCAATGTAGCTCGCCAGTTCCTCCATCCTATCTGGATGAGTACACACGGCAGGCTCAGATTTTTCCTCCGGTTGCTTAGAGGCAGCATTAGGATCAACTAAGGCATTTGCGGCGGTCGCCTTCTCGGTCAGCCTCGGGTCAGCCAACAAGGTCGCCATCTTCTCATCGTCTACCGAGCCGTCTGGGCGGAACACTCCGAGCGCCGCGAAGTTGATGATGGCAGCCCCAGGAGCGGGGCCCATGACAAAGCCCCCGAAGGTATCGCCGGAGCCGGTGATGATTGTCCCACCGTGACTGGTAGGGCTCCCTAAGTGGGCCATAGGGCGGCCATTCAGGATGATCGATGGAAACCCCGTTGTGATGACTGCACCGCATCCGCAGGTGTCACCAACACGGGCTGCTCCCATGAAGTTGATATCTATGTCACCAGAAGCGGAAGCGATAGGGGTAGTGCCGTGACCGGGAAGAGGGCAAACGTGTTTGTCGCCCAGGCGAGCGGAAGAGAGCAT